AGTACAAGCTCCATAAGGTATAACATGGGAATTCGAGGAATAGTAAGACCAGCAGATTGGCGCCCAGATACAAATGCGCCAGTAATTTTTGATGATTTACAGGAGCAAAAAAGCATGAACCCGTTTAAGCATTTAAGTACAGAATTTTGGGCAACTTCAGGTCAGTACATTGGGACAAAGGAGCTAGACGCCATTCCGATGACCCGAGGGGAATACAACCAGGTACGGGGATGGGACATTCCTGACGACGAAAATCCTGATGACGGTGGTTACATCGTTCGATACTCGGACGGTTACGTGAGCTGGTCTCCTGAAAGCCAGTTCGACAAGGCCTACTGCCAGAATTGGTGCTACAACTTCGGTGATGCACTGTATTTCTTGAAGGCCGGGCAAAAACTGGCTCGAGCTGGTTGGAACGGTAAAGGTATGTGGATTATCTTGATCCGAGGCGGGCAACCGTCTATGCGACCAGGCAGTGCATACGCTGAAGCCCTGGGCGAATATGCAGCGTCAGATGGTATCGTTGATCAGATTGCGATCGATTCTCACATTGACATGTTTACCGCCGGCCAAACCATGCAACCAGGTTGGCTGGCTTCCCAGGCAGATATGCTTGCAGAAGATTGGGGCATCGTTTAAGGACCAGTAGATGGCATTCTTTACAAGACGGGAAATGGGGAGGATCTATGTAATACGCATGGACCTCCCCGACGGTTTTGTAGTCCACAAAATCGGTATGACCAACAGTGACCGATCAGTAGATAGAATGCTGGAGATCCTCAGGTCCTGGTTTATGCGGTTCAGGTTTATCCCGTATTGTGAGTTGCGGTTGGACATGGAAACAAACTATCCTGCAGAGCTGGAACGCCATATTCACAAGACCCTGGCTCACAAACAGTTTATCCCGCACATGAAGGTAGAAGGCGGGACTGAGATGTTCATTGGAATCGACGAGTTCCGTGTGATACATTATCTCAAGACGTTTAACGAAAATCTCGTCCCGAAACTCAATATGTCCGCTGAGGACTATGAACACTTTGGAAAACTGATATCACCATGAAGAAACCAGAACAGATCACATTAGGTATTTTTGCTTTGCGCCACGGAATCAAGCTGGCCAAGGACGCTGTAAAAAACTCACCAGGCTACGCTATACCTACCGGATGCATCAGCTTGCCTCCGTTTTACTGGGTTAACGCGAATACGTACGAGAAGTTGAAGTGAAGTTAATCCCAAAATTCTGCCATAACGAAGATTGTGGGTACGTTTGTACCTCTAATCCGGAAACTGATGTGTACGCACATGCGGATGCATTCTGCCCAGCATGCCAAAAGATGGAAACTTACAAGGAAGGAGACATACCGGTGATGAAGGCAGAGATCCCCGAGTTCAAAGTAAAGCGAATGATTGGCCAATGGTGGAGAAACCACAGAGATAGTGAGTACGGAGCATGAAAGAACTCAGCCTGGAAGTCGTACAGTCCCAACTCACAGCCAAAGGCAAACTGCAGGTTACGGCTGAGACGATCGAGGAAATGAACAAACTGATCCATGACCCGGACTACGGTCCCGAGTTCATGGAATCGTATATGGACCACCTCCAGGTTTTGGCGGATGCTCCACGAAATGACCACAAGCAGTACCTGAACGCCATCAAGTTCTTCAGCCTGGTAGAAGCTGACAATTCCCTGACTGACGCCTACGTAAAGGTTTTCCCTGAGCGTTACGAAAGACGCCGCCTGGGAAACATGGAAAAAGAGAACGTGAAGCAACTCCTCAGGGGAGAGGCCAGTAGATATAATGGGAGTAAGCTGCTGTCTGAGATACGGCGGGTGGCTACTATCCCTGTACAGCTTATCCACAGGCATCTGCTGCACGAGGCCATCCTCGAGACAGCCAACCTGATGAAGAACGCCAGAAGCGAGATGGTTCGGGCTAAAGCAGCTGACACACTGATCCGAGAGCTGAAGCCATCCGAAGACCAGGTTCTGAAGGTAGAAGTAGCTGATGGCTCCACATCTGTGATTGAAGAACTGGCTAAGGCTACAGCAGCTATGGCCGCTGCAGCTCAGCAAGGGATCATGGCCGGAATACCGCTGAAGCAGATTGCTGGATCAAAGATCTACACGGTCGAAGAAGATGACGTTACTGAATCCTAACCACGAACCAATACTCAGCGAGAAAGAGCTCAAGGAAAAGCGTGAGGAGCTGTCGGCCGGCTACGAGTGGGAAGGCGATTGGCTCTTGCCTGGTTCGAAGGACATTATCCTTCCGACCACTAACATCATCGAGGGTAACGACCTGGATGCTCGGCTCAACCGGGTAGACTACAACACTTTTCTTGCGGACTACAGACCGTCGTTGTTTGCCCTCGAGTTCGTTAACTTCATCAAACTGGTAAACGGTGAAGAAGGTGAGGAGAACGAATCTCCCATCATCCACTACGACATGCTCGACCAGGTAATTCCTCCTACACCGGATCCCGATGACCCTGTGGCCGTATTCATGTTCCTGCAGAACCTGTACGTATCCTTTCGTGGATCGGCCAAGACAACCGCCTTGCACGAGTACATGATCCTGTACCTGGCCACCTTTGGCAAAATACCCAACTTCGGAGAAGTGAATGTCGGAATCTACATCAGTGATACCATGGACAACGGAGTTAAGTCCATGCGAACAAACCTGCAGTTCAGGTGGGACAACAGCGACTTCCTCCAAGAGTACGTGCCTAAGGCCAAGTTTACTGACGTTCGATGGGAGTTCGAGAACGCAGACAAAAAGAAACTTTGCTTTCGAGGTTTCGGCGCATCGACAGGCGTACGGGGTTTCAAGGAATATGGACAACGTCCTACGTGGGGTGGGTTTGACGATCTGATGTCGGATAAGAACGCTGAGTCTCCTACGATTCAGAAGGACATCAAGCACATTATCTACAAGGCTGCCCGCCAGGCACTGCATCCAAAGAAGAGAATGCAGATCTGGACCGGTACCCCATTCAACAAGTCGGATCCGCTTTACGAAGCTGCCTCCTCTGGCGCCTGGAACACCAGGGTTTACCCGATCTGCCACAAGTTCCCAGTACCGAAAGCTGAGTTCCAGGGCGGATGGCCCGATCGGTTTCCGTACGAGTTCGTGAAAAACGAGTATGATAGCCTCATTCTGAGTGGCGAGATTGCCTCTTTCAATCAGGAGCTCATGTTGAGAATTACGAGTGATGAAGATCGATTGGTTCAAGACTCGGATCTGGTCTGGTACAACCGTGACCAGGTTATCAAGCACAAGGCCCGGTACAACTTCTACATCACATCTGACCTTACCACCTCCAATACCACCAAGGCGGATTACGCGGTAATCTGTGTATGGGCGTATTCCAATAACGGTGACTGGCTCCTGGTAGACGGTCTCTGTAAACGTCAGAAGATGGATGCCAGCATGAACGCACTGTTCAGGTTCGTGTCTGTCTACCGTCCGCTCGAGGTCGGTATCGAGATCAACGGCCAGCAGCAAGGGTTCATCCAGTGGATGAAGGGCGAGATGGTAAATAGGAACATCTTCTTCAACTTTGCAGGCAAGGGCAGTGTCGAGGGTATCCGTAGATCTGGTCGGAAGATCGATAACTTCAAACTGGTGGTTCCACTATTCAGCGCCAAGAAGATCTGGTTACCCAACGAACTCAAGAATGATCCGCTGATCATCGAGCTTCTGGAAGAGATAAGGTACGCAACCAGCGAAGAATTTAAGTCGAAACACGATGACGTAGCTGATACTATATCCATGCTGCTCGACATCGAAGCGTTCAAACCAAGCGCAGTAGATAAGGCCGAGTATACAGAAAACGAAGCTGGCACATTCGCCTGGTACCAGGACGATGACGACGACATATACAAAAACAGTACAGTGTTTTAACGTCGCATGCTAGTATAGCTACAATTTACGGAGGTCCACATGCTGGCCAGCGAAGCAATTACCAAACTCAGCAATACCGAACTGAAGCAGTTGTCGGTTAAAACCGATAACGATGCAGTGCTAGGGTATTTGAACGAAGCAGTACTCGAACTCCATAAAAGGTTCAATCTGTGGCAGGCCGAGGCTACCCTCATCCATGTAGCAGCTACCACGCTCTACAAGCTGGACGGTGTCGATGCAAATGTCACTATCGACCTGTCGGATAACATCCTGCTGGTAATCTCCGAGGGATACGATTACGACGGCTGGGAACTCTCACTGAATGATGAAGACGATGAGTATGGCGCTGTAACCCCAAAATACAACTGGCTCGAGTTTCCATTGGACGGCCTGGCAGTAGGAGAAATGTTTAGCATTATCTACCGGGCATCACCGATCGACATGACCGTAGTTGGCGACACCATCAATATTCCGCCTGTTCTCTTCGAGGCCCTGTATTTTTACG